TCATCCGGCTACGGTGCCAAGATTGACAGCACTGGCGAAGACTGTGTCATCATGTGCGCAGGTATTAACTCTGTAGCAAAAGCCTCAAAAGGATCATGGATAACACTATCCGAATGGTCTTATTCTGAGGGAAAACAAAGATATATCCCCATTTGTGTAAAAACGGAATTTGTTGATGGAGAAAAGATAAAAGCAGATACATATTACAGTCTGAAAGGGGGAGTTTTTGTGGAATGGATCAATGATTAAGAGGAGGTGTTATATATGAAATGGATGGTAATAAAAGGGGTTAGATATCCTAGTTGCGTGATATCAGCATTTGCGGCATATAATATAGATAAACATTTCTTGAAGATCAGGATCAGAAACAAGTGGCATATAGTGTCTTTTGATGATATCAATAAGATGGATAGTCAGATGGTATATTTAATGAACAACTATCCTGATTTCGTTCAGATAGGGAGATGGTGGATATCCAAGAAGGCGGTAATGTCTTGGATTCCCAAGGGGCAGGCCGTGGACGGATCGGGCTGGGTTATATCCTTCACCCTGTCCTTTGGTTTGGATAATGGGACTCAAATTAAGTTTTATAAAGAAGATGAGTACTTAAATGAGATAGATAGGCTAAACGAGTTGTTTAATGTAATATTATGATATGAAAAGCAAGAAAGATTATATAAGCATACTTAACGATCTTGGTAATTCTTTGTCTAGGGAAGAATGGATAATAGGCGGTAAGGATAGATATACTGGTAGGGATAATTATGGGGTTATGTTGAAAAGATATGACCCCATAGCTTTTGAGGTAGGATATAACGAGTGGAAGAAACAACCATAAACAATAATAATATGGAAGAAAAGTTGATTCTTAATAGTATAGAAGATGCTGAAATAATATCAGTAGGGTTAAGTCCAGAGAAAACACCCATCGCTTATAAAAATAGAGTTAGGTGTTTAATGTTGTCGGGATTAAGCCGGGAAGAAGCGGAGGAAGTAGCGTTAGAGCCAATGGATCTTGAGCTATATTATGAGATAGGCGCGGGGCTGATGGCTGTTGATCCGGAGGCGGTAGAGTCAGGGACAATCTGGAGTCCTTATACAAGGGAATTGTATGATGATTCTCAAATATTTAGCCTAGTATGACGATTGTGGTCTATATGATCCTGTTCAAAATCATCGGGCTGATTGTAGTCAAAGCAAATAATATTAAGTAATTTTAAAAAAACGAATTATGACGAATTCTTTATTAATCTATGAGGAAAGTGGGTATCTGTTTAATGATGCGACAAAAAGATTAGAATGGTTTGAGATTGATAAGATCTTAATCAGTTTTACATATGGAGTGGTTAGATATATAGGAACTTGGGGAGGAGGTAGGACTGATAAGAGGTTAGAGGGAGAGCGGTTCTATTCGTCCGAGGAGTGTTTTAAGAAGGGTGATAGTATTCCTAAGAGAAAAATATCAATATATGACGCTTTTAGGTCATTGTATGGATTTTCCCCAATAGACGATTATGTATGGGAATACAAAAACGGGAGAGCTGTCAGGGGAAAATTGGAGAGTTTTGATGTTGTAATAAATCATAAGGGTGAGTTACGTTGTTCAAAAACATATTATGCGAGCGAGGAAGATGTGTATAGGTTTAATGATTTGATTGTGGTTGACAAGAATGGAGACATAAGGATGGCAAAGTCTCCTAAAAGTAAATTGATGCTTACAAATGATCAATTGAGTGTCGTAGAAAGGATGAGAGGAATCATTGATGATATGGTTAAGTTAAAAATGATTATGTACATCGATCAAGGTTATAATCTTTGTTTCCTGCCAGAAGAGAAAATAGAAAGTTTGACAATGGATGAGGTGGATGGATCGGTAGATACTACCGATATAGTGACGTCTATAGAATCTAAGAATGTGGTAGAATTTTATGTGGAAAATCCATTTATAAAGATAAAGGATGAGTAATACTTGAATCGGGATTGTAGTGGTTCGTGAGAATAACTACAATCATATCTCTAAACGTGAACATAGATTGGGAGGTACGTATGTCATTCGATTGACGTTAGGGATCTAATTATATTAAAAGAGGAGGAATTATGAAAGAGATTGTATTAAAAGTGTATAAGTTTGATGAACTATCAAAAGATTCACAAGAAAAGATCATAGAGCGTGAGCGCTGGAATGTAATGGAGCAATGTATGGATGCTTATAGTATAGACTATCAAGAGTCGATGAAAGCCTTTGAGGATATGACAGATACTAGGGTTTATAATTGGGAAGTTGGATACGAGAGATATGATTTTAGTTATGAGTTTAAATACAATGATCCTATTTATGAACATCCTACAGATTATAATCGTGATATATTCCCTAAGAATCTATGCGGTAAATTATTGTTCAGGTATATCAATAACAACATTATGCCACATATCACGAAAGGTAAATATTATTCTATAGGCAAATATATAGATGGGAAATATAATTACAAGTGCAGACGCAGTCGGGTAATATTGGGATACGAAGACAATTGTCCATTAACAGGGATGTGTTATGATTATTATCTTCTTAAACCAATAATTGATTATTACGATACTTGGTGTACTTACCCGGAGAATTTCTCTTTAGAGGATTTAATAGAAAAAATGTTATAATAATTTTTTCAAGGCTTGGCATGAGGAATATGAACATTGGGCTGACGATGAAGATGCGATACGTGAGGAGCTTCATCATAACCAGTATGAGGGTCAGCTTTATTATGAGAATGGGGATGTGTATGTTGGTCTATTAAATGAAATAGTATGAAAACACAAGAAGAATATGCCCGTGAGATTGACGGGATTGTTCGCCGTGATGTAGAGAGTTGCCAGATTGACTGGTTTAAGATTGATAAGGAAATATTCATGCTTCCGGAAAACAAGAATAAGACATTTATTCTCGGAACACGAAAGACAGGATGTGATTTGTTGATACTGGGAGGCCCTAATTGTGATGAAAGTTATTTGGATGGGGTTTTTGGGTGTCTTGGTAATGAGAAATTCTATGTTTGCCAGCCAATATCTCTTTATGAGACAACACGAAATATCCAAGAAAGACCTGCCTTGTACGCTTTTAAAATAGCGACCGAGTATTTCAGGGCGCATGGAATGGTTCCCGTATTTGAAAATTCACATTGTAAATTGATGAGATTATGAATATAGAGGTAATAAGATACAGGCTCCCGGTTTATTGGGTT